TGAGGATGTATTCAAGGGCGGGGCCATGAGCAACAAGTTGTGGCACACCCTGTCGTCCATTGGAATTGTACTCTTGGTCTACATACTTCTCAAGATACTCTTCGTATGCAATGATGCCAAGTTTAGTTGTGGCATTTCCAAGTGTAGTGTTTTCTTTAATACGAAAACTGTCAAAGTCAATAACCTTACAATCTGCAGGAAACGCATACCGTGTCACATTTGCTGACAAAGTATCTTCTTGTTCTACGTGATTGAAAGGCCAGTTAAATTCTGATTGATTAATGTGGCGAAGAGAAGCATTGATTGCATCTTTGGCATGAGCATAAAAACCTGCCGCATTTGCAAAGTTAGACGAAGTAAGTTCCACTTCGTTAAGTCTGCGGTTTACTTCGTTTACAAGTCCTAGATAATTATATGCCATTAGTTTTCTCTTATCTTTAACTTGACAGTACGTTCAGCTTGACTTGCAGTGCTGTCCACAATATTGCAAGTAAAAATGTACTCACGATTTAGTACGCCACCACCCAAATTAATTGTAGCCACCGTATTAGTATTCGTCTGTGCAATATTTTGAATACTGTCTGTGACTGCATTGGATGATGCGGTAGTAAGAGTTTGACCAGCACCTAGTTCTGTCTTACCAATTTCTGGTGTTTGTACATACCATGTTACAGACGAAATGGTTGCGGTATCCAGAAAACGTGACCAGTCAATACTGTAGTCCAAACTTTCATCAGGGTCTTTTACAGGCCAACGAAATGACATTTATTTCTCCTATGCCGCCATTCTGCGTTCAGCAGCAGTATCATTACGTGGCACATAAGCCACTCTACGTCTGTCATAGTCTGCCGCAACGAATGTAAAGGTTACACCTGTTGCTGTCACACTACCTATACCGAATGTTCCCTGCACACCTGTTACAGTAAAGGCATTACTAAATGCCAATGTGCCAATAGCACCTGTGCCTTGTACACCTGAAACGATGCGTTCTGTTGGTTGGTCCTCTACTTCACCAACTTGTGCAATAGCTTCTACACCAGTTAGTGTTGTATTAGCTGTACCTGTTGCTGTAACAATTATTACATTAGATGCTTCATTTGTAATTGTAGTAGAACCATTAGTTCCATCAAAATGAAGTAGTGCTTCTGTACTTCCATCTAAAGAGTATGCTTCTGTTTCAGGTGTAAAACTTGCAGCAGAAAGACCTGTTGGTGTAGATGCTCTAAACTCATCTATGTATCCTGTAAATTCTTCGGAACCATTTTCTTTAGCCCCAATTACATAGGTATGAGCATTGTATCCTGCACCTGCTTGCTGACCTCTTTGGAATCCATCTACAAATATTTCTGTAAAGGCAAACCTTCTTTGTAGTCGTATATGATGCCAAGTATTGTTACTTAATTGACCAGTAACTGACCTAGCTATAGCACCATCTTTAATTACTTGTAAAGTACCACTACTAATACGTAAAGCAAAACCAGAGTTAGAGTTTTGTCCATCCCAAAGATGAGCAGTTTGACTTGTTAGTGTTGAAGAGTAAACCCAAAAATCTACAGCCCATTCTGAACTTGTTAACAGACTTGAAGTGTAACTTGTTGTTACAAAATCACCTGTTCCATCTAGTAGTAAACTAGCAGTGCCAAACTTTTTCTCTGCTGTAGAAAGCTGTGCATCACCACTTGCAGTGAATGGGCGTAGGGGGTTGAGTTCTCCATCAACACCTGTGAGTCCTGCTGCAGTATGAACAGTAAGACTTCCTACAGCACCTATAGCACTCACACTGTTCAGTGCTTCTGTAGTCTGTGCTTCTATTGTTCCTAGCGTGGTTGTTCCACTTACACCATCAACAGGAACACGGTTAATAGACCTGATGTCCAGTCCTGCACCGTTAAGTGTAAATGTTCCAACTACACCAGTAATAGGTTCACTTACGTTTGGCTGAATAGTACCAATAGATACTGTAGCCGATACGCTGTTTAGTGCCTCATCTACTTTCGGTTCAACTGTTCCAATAGAACCTGTAGCACTTACACTGTTTAGTGCTTCTATAATATTAACAGTAATTGTGTTAATACTACCCGTAGCACTTACACTGTTTAAGCGTTCACTGATGTCAATCTCAAATCCATTGATAGCAACAGTTTGAACTGAACCAGTGGCACTGACTCCCGTTAATGCAACTTCAGGTGCTACAATTCCGTATCTAGCAGAACCGTATGCACCAGTACCATAAAGAGCATCAAAGGAATCGTAGAACGCCATGTTCTACTCCTTACGCAATACGAATTACAGCGTTGCTTGCGTCAGCGGCAGGAAATTCAATTGTCAAGTCACCAGCAGTAGCAGAAACAGTACCACCAAAGTCAATAACAGCAATGGCAGAGTTACTGTTAGCTGTATTATAAATAATACAACCGTCAGCAGAAACTGTTACGTTGCTGAATACTTCATCAGTAAAGTCTACAATAGCGGTAGAACCATCAAGAGTGATTGACGCACCATCAAGTACCTGACCACCAGCAGTATAGTTAGTGCCAGATGCTTCGTCAGAGTTACCTGTTACGTCAGAGTAATTAGTTGTGCTGGCATTATACGTGCCAGTAGGGGATGCTTTAATCAGAGCAAGTTTAAGCGAGTCCGTGTCCAAATCATGAAGACCGCCTAAAAGTTCTGTTTTGAAGCTATTGCACATAGCAGTTGTGATTGCCATTTGTTTTCTCCAATATTATCACAAGATGTAAAGGGGCAACCCGAAAGCTGCCCCAATACGTTATTTAGGCGAGTGTGTCGCGGTCTACTTCATCAGCAGTGCGTGGTGCGGTCATGTCTACAACGAGTGCGTAGACACGTGCCTTACCAGCAGTACCTGTACCAGTGACAGTTGAAACAACGTCAATAGTGTCGGCAACAGTCGTACCTTGTGGCACGGCGGCTTCTGTGATGATGTCACCTACTGAACCAGATTGCAGGTTAATTGCTGTCACAATGTCAGCAGACCCGATTGACAGGTCAGCAGTGTGAGCAGTTGAACCAGCACAGGCTTCAGTGATGACTGCACCAGCGGCAAGTACCATGCAGTTAGCAGGAATGCTAACGGCAGTTACAGTACCACTTGCGGTAGGAAGGGTTACTTCGGCTTCGTAAACACGAACACCTTTAGCAACGGTTTGTGAAAGAGTAGCCATTGTCTAATCCCCCCTTATACCAAGTTGTAGATGGCGTTGACAAGACCTTCAGGGCGAAGAATCTTGCGACCATACAG